CCTAGATTTTCTAGGTTAGTAAGATATCGCTCAGATTGTTCTTTTGTGAACAGTCCGAGTAGGTCATCACCACAAATGAGGTAATCGTTTTTGGTTGCTCCTGCGTCCCACGCCGCAAAGCCGTTAAGGATGCAAAGGATAATCCAGGTTGGTCCGAGACCCATGTGTATACCACGCGTGGAGGTAGTTCCATCAGGGAGTATCTTGGGAGAGAGTAGTATCTTCATCGCTGCTCGGTATTCAGGAGGTAAACCAATATGAAGGCAGAGTTCTTCTCCAACGAATTGGGCCAGCTCATGATCTATATGATCTGTGGCTGCACTCAAATCTGCGGAAAGGAGCTCACGGTTGGGTTGGTAAGCTAGCTTCAGTTCACGGCCACGGAGTATGTCACGTGTAACGTGCCATAGTTTCGCGGATCGGAGAAAGATGTCTGTTAGCCTTCGGGCTATTGTGACTTCATTCCCCCCATGGATTGTTGCGACCCTTATCTTCCCACCTAGTTCTTCAATTGCTACTGGTTTCAACGGTAGCGGTTTATTTCCTGAATTTTGGAAACAGAACTCTTGCAACAAGTCCTCGAAGTCGACGTCTGGCACAACATCTGGGTTTTCGTTCGCATGTAATGCATAGTCATTATAGCGATCGAAGTCCCGTTGCGCCTGTGTCCCCTTCTTGAACTTGGTGGAGAAGAGATCAACCTTGCGGAAGTGGCTCCAAATACTGGTTGACTCAGGATCGGGTTGGATGGATCGGGCGAAAGCCTCCTTCATCTTCCTGATTTCTTGGTCATATAACCAGTTGGCGGTGCCTCCCTGCTTAGTCGTCCGTTCGAGACAAGCATGGCCGCTAGGGATCGGCCAGGCGTATGCCGCTAGCTTCTCTTTGTCGAATTTTTCGACAGGGAGCTGGTGGATATAAGCCTTAAGCCGCTCACGATTGAAACTCCTGTGGGGTTCCTGTTTCCATCTTCCTACTGCATCCGAAATGGCTTGGGTTACTTTCGACCGTGGTATGGTCCATGGGACAGCACGAGAAAGTGTTGACGCAAGGAAACACTTCTTCTGTACTGTCTCTGGTGCCTTAGGATTCATTGCAGTGAGACGAGCCTTGTTCGTGAAAGCCTTTAGGGCTTCTTGACCTTGGTGAATCAAACTGTTGATGAATCCAATGAAGCTCTTGAGCATCTTGATGTTGCGGGGTCCGGTGATTCCTTTCTGAGGTTCACCGTTCACCAATACCCAACATGCTCGTATAACACCATAAGACTTCTTAACCGCGACGAGATTGTAATCCGCCATCCTCTTCTTCCCTTTTCCACTCCTATTAGATAGACCTACCACGTGTAGCAACCTATCTGCAGAGGCGATCCTGATTCCTGCAAAGGAACCAGTCTTCTGACTGTTATCTCTTGTCAGAAGTGTGACCACTTGGAGCAGTGTTTTCCATGATCTTGGAATCATGGGCACTGCGCCTTGTGGGGCCTCTTTGGTTACGGTTAATAAGGGCTTGCCCTGGGGTAACC